ACACCATTGTCTCTAGACGCATTAATTTCTAAAACATCGTAATCTTCTACACCCAATTCTTTAATCAGAACTTTTGCTAATGTAGTTTTACCAGTACCTGGATCACCTGACAATAACAAGTGCGGTATCATACCGTTTTTAATCCATTGCATGATAGTTTGTTTTTGTCTTTCATCAACAAAAACATATTCATCTACAGACTTAGGTCGATATTTTTCAACCCATAAGTTATTTTTCATGTATTATCTCTTGATTGCTTCGTAAGTTAAAATTTGAGAAATTCTTTCACCAAAGTTTTGATCTTCAGTAATAAGATACAAGCTAGTATGTCTGTCATGATGTTTGTCACGCCAACCAGTTTCTACAACAAACCCGCCGTCTGCTTTGTATACAGAAAAATTAGTTCCACTTGACTGTAAGTTACCTTCTGATATTGAATCAGACGCAACTATATTATCTCTAGGATAATTTTCACGATCAGATTCGTTAATTTTATCTTTTAACCCTTTGAATATAAATTTCATTAGATTCCCTTATCACTCATATTGTAGTCTTGAACTTTTTCATCGCTTACTAATAGTATATCTTTATTGTCTACTTTGCGAACGATTTGGACACCTTCAGTGTCTTCAATTTTTACGCCTCGTGTCCAGCGACCGTGTGCGATATAAATCCATTGACCTACTTGTAAATCTTTTTGATCTGGACCAATCGCGTACACTCTTGCCCATCGTGGTCTGATACCAGAGTTTTTCATATCATCATTTGGAAGGATAAGACCTGCATGACTTAACCGCTCTCCAAACTCCATTTGATGAACAACTACAGAATCTTTAAGAGGTAAAAACTCTTCTACTTGAATAGCATTTGTATTTTTAGCTGTTAACATAATATCCTTACTTGATAATTGCCAAAATTTCATTTTCTTGTAGAATGCGGTACTCTTCATCTTCTACTTTTACTACTTGGCCCGCGCCCTGAACAAAAAGAACTTTGTCACCCTCATTAACTCCAGGAACAACAAAGTCGCCGTTCTCCAAATAAGTACCGGGACCAACTGCGGTTACTATACCTTGATTGGGTTTATCGGCTGCTGAACCTGCTAAGATAAGTCCGCCTGCACTCTTTTTTATTGTTTCAACTTCTTTTACTACAATTCTACCTTGTATTGGTTTAAGTTTCATTTAGTATTTTTCCTTTCTTGTGCTTTAATTTGTTCTATTTCTAAATCATCTTCAAAAGATTCTTCAAGTTCAATTTCTTCTTTAGTTAGTTCTTTAGCAGCAGGCTTATTAGCTTTTTGCTGATTTTTTACCACATTGGCTGATTTATTACCAACTGTTTTTTGATACCCACTGCTTACTTTTGAAGTTGAAGGAACTACTACCTTTCCCTGCGCGTCAATTGTATCTCCGCGAGCATTTACTGACATATTACCCACGGCTCTTACTTTTTCATTTTTTGATGTTAATGAAGCCATGTCTATTGTCTTACCCATTGCTGTTCTATACTTTCCCATATTAATCTCCTATTTTAAAAATTCGTTTATTGATAAATCATAGTATAAACTATTTATCCTGTGTATACCTATCAGATATAAAACAAAGCTAGCGATACTGCTACCTCTGCCCACTCCCCATACGATATTATTATCACGCATAGTATCTACCAAATACTTTAAGTATTGGAGAAGAATGAACATGTGTCGTTCTTGAAACATAATTAATTCTTCACCTGCTCTTTGTAACTCTTCGTCAGTTTTACACTGATCTAATACCCATTTAGCTATATCAAGATTTTTATATTCTTGAGGCATAAACCATTCATATGATCTTGATTGATCAAATTCTTCAATAGTTTGGTCATTAATTTCATACTTGATAAGTTCGGGTAAAGTTTGAAGGTTTAATTCTAAATCAAAATTAATTTCTTTTTCTATAAAAAGTGATTTTAACTGGATATTGGGATCAGACATATATAAGTCGCATATGTCTTTTTCACTAAAGATGGGCTGTCCAAACTTATCTGTAATCATTGTTTAATGATACAATACTATGATTTAAATTACAAGAAAATAGGTAATTACTTTTTACCAGCTTCAATATTAATTTTGGTACTAATATTTTGCTTTTTGATCATTTCATCCATTCTTTTATTATATTCAGCGCGATAACTTTCCATTACCATATTTAGCTGACCAATCAGTGCTGAATTACCCGATCTATGTGCGTAATTCAATTTGCCATATAGATCGGATATTGTGTTTTGTAATTCTTCTAAATTTTTATCTGTAAGTGTTGCTATAAAAGGATGTTCCATTTATTAGAAAGGTTCTAGTGGAGTTCGTCTAAAGATGTCAGGTCCATCATACACTGTATAATCAATATTAACGTTAGAACTAACGGTAGTTATATTAGTATATTCTAATAGTTACGTTGCTACCCGAAACAGAATTAATGTAATATACTGTACCTATCTCTACGTTAGCAGTATTACTACCCGTACCCGTTCCAGTAAAAATAATAGGATTATTTACTTCTAAATTAGCAGTTGAACCACTTACAGTTATGATGTTAGGAGCAGTAGTATTAGCTATATTTCTATTGAATGCATTCGCAGAGTAATTTGCTACAGCAACATACATATACTGTGCAGGATTTAACAACATTGTTGTTCCTGTAGCATTAGCACCTATAACAATATTTGATCCGCTAATAGTAGAAGATACCGTAAATCGTGTACTGTTTACTACGTTTCTAACATAATAAGTATTTCCAACCACAACGTTTGCTTCTAAACTAGTTCCTGTAAAAGTTACTGCTAATCCCGGATAAAGGGTAGAAGTACTAGATGTTGTAAAATAAGGATCAGTATTTGCGCCAGTAACAACTAACTGACTCGTACCTGTGTCAATACATACAGTACCTACTTTATCACCTTGCTGACCTGTACTTGGAGGATTTCTTTTAATAATTTGAGTAGATTGATAAGGTCTGTTTAATGGCTCAATAGATATAGTATTACCACAATCTAATGTTCTTAATTTAAATTCTAACTGCTCAACATCGTACGGTGCTGTAATAGTAATGGCATTAGCAATGTTCGCATAGTTTTCTAAAATAGTGCCGCCAAAGTTATTATTTGATGCTACTACTTGACTTGGGAAAGTAATTACAGCACTGGAATTACTAATACCCAATCGTAACGTAATCGCACTTTCTGTGTTAGTAGGAGCCCACGATCCAAACTGTAGTGTTACATTACCGGCAACATTACCATATTGTACGTCAGCTTGCGCAACGTTAACTAAAACTGTACCAGATAAGGCATTACCTAAATTGTAAGTTGTAGCTCTAAACGATCTAGTAGAAGCATTGCTAATAAGAGTATTAGCCATGTCATTGTTTAAAACAGATCCGTTTAGTGCGGCTTTTAAAACTACTTTATTCTGAAGATCAGTTATTTCAGTGCTAGCAGTATCCAAATTAGTTTTAATAGAGGCAAAGTTATCTCTAAAACCTTGTGTGGAATTATTCTCTCCTGGTACAGGATAATTTACGTTTAAACCATTAGTGTTAATTGTACTCATTTAAAATCTCACATTTATTATAGTATTTAGTACTGTGTTTCGTCAGGTAAAATTGTTTCTCTGGGGAAAAGCACGAAAAAGTCTTTGCTGTCTTTGGGATCGGGTACAGGTGTTGCGCTTGGTAATCCTGTCCAAGTAGCAGGAACTAAATTATTGTCATAGTTATATGTCAAACTCTTATCTACAGTAAATCTGTCTATTTTAAAGTTTATTTGATTTAAAGTTATTACATCTTCTGTTACAGGATTTGTCCAGTTGTTTTCTATGTTATTCTTTATCTCATTAGCGTATGAAAATTCAGTTCCGTCAGGCAATGTAATAGGAGGTTTAGTATAACATATTACCCAAGCTGGAGTAAATCCCAAAGTACTGCCATTTGCTTGTTGCGATGTCATCCAACTTGGATACAGTCTAAAATTATATTCTTGACCCAATACATCACCAACTTGTTCTCTCATATTAGGCAAGCTGTTGGGATATAGAGTTCTAGCATATCCTGGTGATAAACTAGTATAATATGCAGGTTGTCCTGATTCAGTTTCAATAGTAAATAAGTCTTCAGTTAAAATATTATTGATGTTTTCAGTTAGCAATGACTGTCCTTGAATTGAAGCACCTATGTAACTAGTGTATAAGTTACTTATGCTAGTATACCAAGGTCCTAAATTCAAATCTATAAATCTAGGCCAAAATATTTCTTTACTAACACTAACACCTTCAGGATTAATTAAGTTATCAATAACTGTGCTGTATACAACTTCATATATAATTTCCCCGGCTTCATTTTTAGCAACTGCGGTATTTAATTCACCTAATGTGATATTTCTCCAATAATGATTTTTAGTAACCGCCGCTACATAAGCATCTAAATCATTAGCATATATGCCATAAGCATGAACATAAGTTACATTGGTTGCTTTACCAAAATTTGAATCTTCGGGTCTGTACAGATATTCATTGGGTATCAGTTGTTCATCATTTAATAAATCTCTAATCAAGTTACGATCTAGGATGCTAGGAGCGCACTTAATATAAAGTGTATCAGTAGGTTGTATGTATTCTTGTGTTACAGTTAATGTAAATGTTCTAGAAGATTGTACTACTGATGAAAATGAGGGTGAAAATGCTTGAACGGTAAATGTAAATGTAGTAGTGTCATTTTCACCTAATAACGTATTTGTAGGTTGATATGCTACTGTACCTGAAATATTTCCATTACTTGTTAAAGTTAAGTTTGGCGGTAAACTACCATTTATAAGTCTATATTCTAACGCTACGTCAGATTCTGCTACTACATTTAACGTGCTAATGCTGCTATTTTCTATTTGACCTAAATTAGTGGGTGTTATCCAAACAATATCACCCACTATATCATTTCTTACAACAAACGAAAAGTTAAACGCCCCTGAAGTTATTGATGGATTACTTGCCTTACCAACCGCTACACTAAACGAAAATTCACTAATAGAATCATCAGCTATCACGGGATTACCAGTAATCCATCCAGTGCTAGTACTTCCTGTCAAACCCAAAGGCAAATCAGCAAAAATATAAGTTAGTACATTATCATCAAAATCTTTTCCTATAACTTTAACAGAAAACTCATTATCACTAGCTATCTTGCCTATAAACGCATTTTCTGTTGGAGAATATGTCAATCCTTGACTATCAGGTGGTAGTACATAGTAACCAAAATAAGGTGTATCTTCAGTAATTAAATATGTAGGAGGTCTAGTATTATAAATCGTAGGTGTTCTAGAATTTTCAGGTTTTGGGCCTCCTGATCTTTCTGGAGAATTTTGA